CATCGCAGGAAACTCCAGTATCTGGAACAACCGACGACATCGACAAGAATGGCAGCGCAACCATATCCAAGTTCATCCGTAAAATTGGAGGCGCTGGCTCCGTTAATTACCTCGTCAACAATCTCGACTATGCGGAAAAGATTGAGTTCGGCGGCAGCAATCAAGCCCCTCGTGGAATGGTGCGCATCAATCACGCCCGCATCCTCCGCATCGTCAAGCAATCGGCAGCGGAGAATCAGGTATGAGGTTCGCCGACATTCAATCCGCCCTGTTTGACTCGTGGGTCGCCGGCAGCTACGGCCTGACCACCTACTACCCAAACCGGGACTACAATCCGGCAACAGGCGACGACCATGCACGGCTGTTTGTGTTGTGGGCTGGCAGCGATGCGGCGACGATGGGCAGCGACGGCACGAACGAAGTCACCGGCATTTTTCAGATCGACATCATGTGCCGCACCGGGCGCGGCGATGGCGAGGCGCTGGAAAAGATCGACGAAATCTGTGCGGACTACACATCCGGAACCCGCCTGACATACGACAGTCAGCAGGTCGTAATCTGGGGCGCAACCCCCACAACACTATCAACCGAAAACGGCTGGCTCCGGTCAGTCCTCACAATCAACTTTAGCGCGTATGTGCGGAGATCATAATCATGGCAATTGCAGGCGGTTCACTGGCTCGACTCGCGTACATCGCTGAAGTCACCTACGGCACCACCCCGGCTACTCCGGCCTTTCAGGTCATCAACCCGACCAGCCATTCAATCGGTCTGGAAAAAGAGACATTCCAATCAGAAACCATCCGCTCGGATCGTCAACTGAACGACTTCCGGCATGGCGTCCGTCAGGTGTCCGGCGACATCGGCATTGAGTTCCGAGACGCATCATGGGATGACCTGCTCCAGGCCGTCATGATGGGTACGTGGTCGACCGACGTTCTGAAGGCTGGCACGACTCGCCGGTCGTTCACGATCGAGCGCTTCTTTGCCGACATCACCCGCTATCGTCGCGCGGTTGGCTGTGAGTTCAACTCGTTCAGCCTGGAATGCCCTGCATCCGGCATCGTCACCGGCACCTTTGGCGTGATCGGCATGGACGACACCGGCGCAGGCACTGCCATTGCCAGCAGCACCTACACAGCAGACCCTAACGAAAACGTCATGGATTCGCTTTCGGGTAGCATCACTGTTGGCGGCTCGGCTGTGTCCTGCATCACATCCATCAAGCTGACGCTGGAAAACGGCATCGAAAACCTGCCGGTCGTGGGCGAAACCACCCGCATCCGTGGCGCTGCTGGCCGGTCAATTGTGACTGGTGAACTGACCGCGTTTTATCAAGATGACACCCTGCTGGATGCTTTCGAGGACGAAACCGAAGTAGCTATCGTGTTCACCCTGACTGACGGCGTAGCCACGTACACATTCACCCTGCCCAAGGTTAAGTTCACTGGCGGCAAGCCTGAAGTTGGCGGTGAGCGCGAAGTGAGTATCACCATGCCATTCCAGGCCATCTACAGCAGCAGCGATGCCACCCAACTCAAGATCGAGCGTGCTTAATGAAGGCGTCCGATTTCTTTACGCTTGAGGTGGCCAACACCGGTCGCCGCGTCATGATCCCCGGGCGTGACGGTCGGCTGACGTCGGAATGGCTGCACGTCCATCACACCGATTCCGATTCTTTCCGGCAGAAACGGGCGGCTGTGTTTACTGCTGCCGCCATGATTGACCCGGCAACGCCTGACTCCGAGCGCAAAAAGCTCCGCGATGCCGCCATGATGGATTTGCTTGCATCCTCTGTCTCCGGCTGGTCGCTTGAGGATGAGTTCAGCCGCGAAGGGGTCATGAACCTGCTGACAAATGCGCCCTACTTGGCTGATTGGCTCGACCGTACCACATCGGACGCCTCTGTTTTTTTCGGCAGCGGCTCGACCGGCTCATTGAGCACTGCCGAGCCGAAGCAAGACTCGAACAGCCTCCAAAAGGCGGAACCGGACGACTCCGCGACCACCTGACGAGCGTATGGCGTCAGACCGGGCGCAAACCGAAGGCGCTGACGACACCGGACGCGCCCGAGGAATTGCAATACCTGTGGGCGTATTACTGCCAGATTAAGCGCGGGCAGGCGCTGACATGGCAGAAGCTACAGGCATGGTCGCAAATGGTCGGCATCCCGCTGCATGGCTGGGAATCGGAAACAATCATGCGGATTGAAGCCGCAGTACAGAGGGCAATGACCGATGACAACGCTGGCTGAACTGATACTGCGGGCCGATTACCGCCAGGTTGACGAGGCATCTGGCTCGCTTGGCAACCTGACGCAAGCAGGCGGCAAGGCAGCGTCTGCCATGAAGTCGTTGGCCGTCACCCTGGGGGCTGCTTTCGGCGTCCGCGAGGTCATGCAGGCCGCTGAAGCCTACACGACCATTTCCAACCGACTGTCCCTCGTCACGAAATCCAGCGACGAGCTATACGCCGCGCAATCCGACCTGTTCGAGATTGCCCAGCGCACCCGCTCCCCGCTCGAAGCAACCGCTGAAGTCTACCAGCGCCTCGCGCAAAACGCCGGGGCGCTCGGGCTGTCGCTGTCTGAAGTGGGCGACACCACCGAGACCATCAACAAGCTGATGGTAATCTCCGGCACCTCCGCACAATCTGCCGAGGCCGCATTGACGCAACTCGGGCAGGCGTTCGCGTCTGGTACGCTGCGTGGCGAAGAACTCAACAGCGTCATGGAACAGGCTCCGGCGCTGGCCATGGCGATTGCGGAGGGTATGGGTGTCACGGTTGGCGAACTGCGGAAACTGGGAGAGCAGGGAAAGATAACATCAGCCGCTGTCATTGATGCCCTGAACCAGCAAGGCGCGGCTGTTGATGAGCAGTTTGCGCGCATGGCTCCGACGATTGCGGGCGCAACGACCACCATCAAAAACTCATTTATTGAGATTGTCGGCAAGATGGACGCCACGGTGGGCGCATCGTCTGCCGTGGCTGAGGCGCTGATGGGCATCTCGGACGCCATGGATAACGAGGTGTTTGCGGAGTTCACGCGCCTTGCGTCCAATTGGGGCGACACTTTCAGCCGTATATCTGACGAGGCTGACGGGGCGGGCGAAGCTATAGGCGGCGTGGGCGCTGCTATCAAGGCTGTCATGGGCGCAGGCTGGCAGACTTTTGTTGACATGCCCAACAACATCCGCACCGGCATCCAACTGCTGACAATCGAGATCACGGACTTTGTTGCCAAGGGCGTGAGCGGATTCCAGACGCTGAAAGAGGCCGCTGCCGCCATCTTCACCAGCGACAGTATCTCTGGGGCGCTGGCGCGTGGTGATGCCCGCTATAAAGCCTACGAGGACGCCTATCAGGCATCGACTGCCGCCATTCTCGCGGAAAACGACAACATCAAGGCGCAAGGCGAGTTCCTGGCGCGTCGGGCTGAACTGGAAAAGCTGCTGGACGGGACTGGCATACTCGACACAAAACAAGGCAGCGGAAAAGGCAAGACCACAGCCGCCGCTGACGACAAGAACAAAAAAGACAAAGCGCCACGCGAGGTCGAAACCAACGCCATCAATATGCGCATCCAGATGGAGGATGAGGCAAACCGTCAGGTCATGATGCAGGAGATGGAAGACGCTGCCAACGCGCAGAAACTGATGCGCCTGCAAGAGCAATTCGCATCAGAGGCTGAGCTGGAAAATATTGAATATCAGCGCAAGCTGGCCGACTACGCCATTTATGCTGAAATGCAGAACATTAGCGAGGCGGGGCAGCAAGCATACCGCGAACAGATGGCCATGGATCACGAAAACAGGCTGCGCGGAATTGCCGAGGACGCAGCCAAGAAGGACAAAACCACGCTGACGAACAAGCTCGGCGCGGCAAAAACCTACATGGAATCCCTGTACGCTGCGACCGGAGCGCACAGCAACAAGATGACAAAGTTGATTCAGACGGTTGGTGCGACGCAAGCGTTCCTGAACACCTACATAGCTGCCTCGCAAACTCTGCGTGACCCGACCCTGCCATGGTGGGCGA